AAGGAATACTCGTGCTTGCTTCTGTAACTTGAAAAACTAAACGGACGTATCCGTTGTTTGTAGTTTTAGAAAAATTAACCATTCACGGCACCTCCCACATAAGAAATTGTTGTGAATTCGTTGTTGAAGCGTTCAAATATATGATTAGCAATCGTGACGCTATTCCAGAATGTCGCGCTAACGATGTTCATTTGTTGTCCAGACACATAGGCCACTACACGCCCAGAATCGATAAATTCCATACGCTCGTTATTGAAGCGAGCTTGTAACTTTTCTCCGCTCTTACCAATTAACAAACCGTCTTCGGAAATGTTGAAATATGTTGAGATTGCATTAAGAAGAAGGCTGGATTGCTCCATATTAAGCTCTACTGCTTTAGTTCTTTGTCCTAGTCCTTTAATCTCTTCTGCAGTCTCTTGAATTCTCCTATAAGACTCTTCAAGATTGCTGAAACGTCCAGTTAAATCTCTGAACGTGTCTTCTGTTACTTGAGATTTATTGATAATTTCCATGACATTAGCGAATTGGTTAGCATGTTCCCTGTTGCGCTCTTCAAATTCTTTTTGAAGTCGTTCCAGTTCTTTGTCGTCTTTCTTCAACACAGGTTCCCATTTACCATTCGTGTAAATCTTAGGGACATCCTTGCTCGAGTCGCTTGTGTCCGTCCACAAATCTCCAACGCTTGGATTGGTCGGAGGTGTTGGTCCTATAGACTTATTAACGACGAAATCTTTAATTACAATCGAGTTGCTTGCAGCAATTTGATTACCTTCGATAGCCTCACACGTAAATGTGGCTTCTCTATCAACATCGCTCACAGTAATCGGTAATTCATTACTACCTTTTGCATGCTGTTCATTCCATGCTGCATCGTCTGTTCCATACTTGCTCACGCGTTTCCAACGGTAAGAAAAGCGGTTATTCATTGGAACATCCATCTTACTTACACTAGCAATTAATGTAGTAGATATATTACTATTCTGGAATACTACACCATCCGTAGATTTAATGTTCATAACGAATGGCACTTCTGTAAAGTCAAACAAGCGTTCTTTAACCAATGTACTCAAGCGTTGCACTCTTTCAGAGATTGTGTCTGGATTTTCAACGATATTAGTAATTGTTATTTTTCCATTGTTTCTATTGGATAATTGAATTTTTATCTTAGACACTCTAGCTTCTAAATGCAATGCTGGTTGATATTCGTTATCGACGATAGTAACACTATCTCCAACATGTAACTCTTCTTGTAAGTAGTTAATATCAACTTCATAAGTAACTTCTGGATAAGCACGTTTTTTTAACTGTTTTAACGTTTCATCAAATAATGCTTGTTGAGTTTTAGCTGTACTTTCATAAGTAGCGGTGATATAACCAGCATATTTAGCTGCACTAGGATGTCTTGTCCATCGTTCTCCTTCTTGTAGATCGTGCAATGTGTCTTCACTAATCCAGTAGCGACCATCATTGTATTTAAACCCTACTAGAGATACTCCATCGCCATAACCACGTAAGGCAGTAGCAAGATTCTCAATACTTTCTTTTTTGGTAATCTTACTGATGTTAGTTCCATACTCTAATCTAACTTTATTATCCTTACCGACTCTCTTATAGAAATTAACTAATTTACGATGGATTTTTCCGTGAACGAACTCGTAACTGTAATCCATTTCCGCATCAAACGCTTTTGCAATCCTTCTTAATCGTTTTGTTGCAGTTTCAAAGCCTTTAGTCTTTATTGTACGTTTGTTAGTATCTGGAATTTCATTAATTCCAATTTCCCAGCCAGAGTCATAAGTTGAAGCTTCAAAATATTCTACAAGCGTTTTAGGATTATCATCTATTAGCGGCCATACTGTTTCTCCGAGCAAATCCATTCCAGCGTCTTCACAGAAAAATGTTTTACTGTCGCTGTCTTGTTCGATTGATACAATCTCAAAGCCTCGCATTTGATTTCCGTCTGAGACAAACAGATAGCAGCCGACAATAATTTTTTCTAATTCTGGATTGCCGTCTTTATCTATAGTGAACTCATACGTTCCAATACCAGTATCGATATCTTTTTCAAACCAATCATCATAAGCTAATAAACCGCCAGATAAGTCAAAACTTACCTGACATAAAGTGGCGTATTTTCTTGTTGTAATTGTTATCATATCCATCGCTCCTTAAACGTAGCTTCTACGACTGGAATCTTATTGTCATCGCCAAGAATAGCGACTTCTGTAATTCCAGGCTGGATAGAGAACACTTGACTTGCTGCATTGATGTACTTACGTTCACCGTTGATAGTGAGCTTATTTTCAGCGCTATCAAACACCACTAAGTCATTAGTATTAATCACTGCTGGGCCATTCTCATAGCCGTACTGTACTACCTTTCCATTAGGATGGGTGAAAGATATCATCTTGTATACTTTTCCTGCAGTAAACTTGTAAATTGGATAAACAGGGGCCGTGCCTTCATTGTTGAAGATAAGCTTGTTCGATTCTCTTCTTGCAGCCTTCTCCGTTTTTGAGATTGCAAAAGGGTTAAAACAGTGAATTTCAAATGAACCTTCTGAGTATCTGAATGTAATCAGATTGTAGTCAGTAGTTCCAGCCACTATGCCCTCATAATACACGTCTGGCTGATATCCGAATTCAAATCGACTCAATCCAGGCACTAGCAGCGCACGTTGAAGAGCAATCTTGCTCTTCTCAATGCGATCACCTAAAATAGTAAACTTAATTTTAATCACTCGTTTCCCGAATCGTCTACGAATGAATCGCTCACCATCCGCAAGAGCATACTTCTTAGAAGTGGTGCTAATGCTTGGACTGAATCCAAAATCAATATTATTAATAATTAATAAATCGCCAAGCTCTTGGCCGTTAACCTTAAAGCTAAACATTAGCGCTCACCTCTCTTCCGTTGTTCTCGTCTATTGTGTTTTTTCTGCTCGTCTGTAACATAAGGTGTAATTTGTTTACCAACCACTTTGCCATCAAGCTCCACTGTAGTGTGGATTTCCACAACTTGGTTATCCGTTTCTGTGTCATATTCGATTTTTTCTGGCCTCCAAGCGCTCATTTGAGCAGCTTGCTGCTTAGATAGCTGAATTCCTCCAGCCACAGCTACATTGCTGCCAATTTCAACATTATTAAACACTTGATTATCCAGATATTTATCAACTACCTCGTTAATATCTTCTGCGATAGCTTGAACAATAGTCTTAACACCTTTGAATCCAAGTTGTAACCCTTCCTGCAAGCTGTCCATGATTGCATTTCCGTGTGGAATTAATAATCGTCTATCAAAGCTGATTGGACCTTTGTGTTCAGCAATCCAGTTAGCGATGCTGCCAACGAAGTTTTTAACACCTTCAAATGCCGATTTAATGCCGCCTAGAAAACCATCAATAATGGCTTTCCCTGCCGCCCACAAGTCGATTTTCCCCAAACTTGAGACAATATTGCCAGCCATTTCTCCTATTTTTCCTAGTACTTTTGGAATCATTTGTACTAATCCTTTAATCAAGCTGGATATAATTTGAACACCAGCATTTAAAATCTGAGGTAAATTGTTCCAGATTGTAGTAACCAGATTAGTAATCATATTGATTCCTGTGTCCACTAATCCTGGGATTCTCTGGAGAATTCCGCTTATTAAGTTAGTAACAACTTCAAAACCAGCACTGATATATTGAGGCGCGTTGCTGTAGATTGTTTGCAGCAACGATGAAATCAAGTCTATTCCAGCTTGTAGAATGCCTGGAGCAGCTTGGACTAATCCATCAATTAATTGGAACACAAAATCTATTCCAGCTTGGAAGATTGATGGCCAGTTCTGCATAAATGCTTCTACAAGTCCATTAACGATATCACTTACAATATTCAGCAGTCCTGGGATTGCTTCTAAAGCGCTGTTGTAAATTCCCATTACCATATCGCTTCCCATTTGCAGCAACTCTGGAACTGAGTCCATAATTGAGCCTATGTTCTCTCCTATAGCTGCACTAGCTAATTCAAACGCTGATTCTAGGATGTCTGGCACACCTTTAACAACGTTCCATAGCATTGGCAAGAAGTTATCTACAAAGAATGTTTTTGCAGTGTCTGCTAATGCTATCAGAGCAGGTTCTACATCCTCACCGAGCGCTAAATCACCGAGAAGGTTCTGTGCTGCAGCCTTCATCGCATTGAATGAACCAGTGAAAGTCGTGGATGCTTCTTTTGCCGTGGTTCCAGTGATATCGAGGTTATCTTGAATCGCATGGATAGCTTGATACACATCATTCAGATTGTTGATGTCATATTTAGTTCCAGTGAGCTTTTCTGCATCTCTTAACAAGCGCTGCATTTCTTCTTTAGTACCGCCATAACCTAACTTGAGGTTATCCAGCATTGTATAGTTCTGTTTAGCAAATCCTTGGTAAGCTGTCTGGATGCTCTCCATTGAAGTCCCCATCTTGTTTGAGTTATCGGCCATGTCAATCATCGCCATATTAGCCACTTCTGCAGCCTTCGCAGTATCTCCGCCAAGCGATTG